CACCGGGGCTTTCAAAAATACTGGGGCTGGAGTGAAGAAGATTTACTCGAAAAAACAGAAGAAATGCTAAATGACAATAATTAAATTGCCATACCCACCTAGCATGAATACCTATTGGCGGCATTTCAGGGGTAACACCGTACTAAGCAAAGCTGGCCGGGAATTTAAAACCGCAGTAGCAGAATGTGTAGTGGCCCAGGAAATACCTAAATTTGGCACCAAACGGTTAGAGGTGACATTATTTTTATATCCACGTTCAAAGGTAGTCACCGATCTTGATAATCGTTTAAAAGCCGTTTTAGACGGTTTAGAGGAAGCTGGCGTTTATGACAACGATGGCCAAATTGACGTGTTAATGATTCAGCGTGGCGAACAACGCAAGGGCGGCGGCGTTGATGTAATGATAGAAGTAATCTAAAATTAGTTATGGCAGAAGAATACGAACTAGGCACCGTTGGCCCTATACCAACCGTTAACCCCAATGTAGCAAGAATTGGGGAAATGCTTAAAATTGCCAAAAAATATGCCGATCAATATTACGTTAAAGATTACGTTCCATTAATTGGTGGAACAACCCTGGGTGAGTTTCTTTTGGGTAAAGCACCGGAAGAAATTGAACGATGGGGCCAAGGCGATTATCCATTTAGAAATCCTAATGAAGTAGTCAGGACCGGCGGCAACCGCCTGGATGTATTTAAAGCTGGGCGATTTGAACCCCTTCTTGATGTAGCACTTAACGTTGCATTGCCGGCAACTGGTGTTGCACAAACGGCCGCTAGAGTAACAAAAAATTTACCAGTTGGCGCAAGCATTATGGGGCCGGAATCTGCAACCTGGAAACCTGAAATGGCGTTTCAGGCTGGAAAGATGGAAGCTAAAGGGGCCAAGCCGGATGAAATTTTAGAAGCTACCGGCATGGTTCGTGGCCTAGATAACCAATGGCGTACAGAACTTAGTGACCAATTTGCCAAAATGAAGCAAAAAGGCGATATGTTTAGCGAACAATACATGGCCGCTAAAGATATTGACCCGTTGCAAGTGCATTTAATTAAAGCTGAAGAAGCCAAATATGGCCGTAGTCCGCCTGAATTACACAAAATGACGGATAAAGAAAGAAACGATTACGACATTTTCAGAAAAGAAAAGATTGAAGAACACGGGCGAATGAGCAAAGCACCGGTTACGGTAAAGGATGTATTGGATCATCCTGAATTGTTAAAAGCATACCCGGAACTGGGCGATATTAAAGTTCAAGTTGGTAGCGGCCACGGCGGCCAGCGTGGAAGTTATAACCAAGGTAAAAAAACCATTACGTTAGCTTCTTATTTAGATAGTGACCAATCCCGTTCTACTATGTTGCATGAATTAACCCATGCAATACAAGCTAAAGAAAACTTTAACAGGGGTGGCAACCCTGATATGTTTACGCACCAAAATTTAGCCTTGGAATTAAAGCAAAAATTAGAAATTAGGGGCGTGGCCGATGTAGTTAGAAAAGGTATGCCCGATGCCAGCGAAGCAGACGTTTTAGCTAAATTAGAAAATATTTACAAAAACAAAGGTTTTGACCAGGATTATTTAAAAGAAGCGTTGGACCGCAGTTATTGGTCAGATGAAGTGGCCCAAAAAGCAGTTAAAGAATATGGATTAGATAAAAGAGAAATTCCGTATTCAAAAGAAGAAATGTATAAAAACCTGGCCGGGGAAGCGGAAGCCAGGATGGTCCAAAACAGACTTGATTTATCCCCGGAAGAATTGCGTACTAACTTCCCGTATCAATATGCGCCAAATAAATACGGCCTAGACATTTATCCTGACAACGCAAACGTTATTAGTGACCGTGGCCAATTAATTAATGAACCATCACAAAGCTTAGACATAAAGGGGTTTAAAGATGAAGGAAATTTTAGAAGGGTGGGAGAACCACAATCAAACCTTGAAAAGTTTGGGATTGCCGGAAATGAACAAAGCGGATTACCAGGCGGCCTTATTGAGAACGCCGGTAGAATCACACGAGGAAGCAATCCGGATGACATTGCGAAACAGACCGAATTCATCCAAGCCAACTTAAACAATCCGAAGTTCAACAAAGCTTTAGCATTAGCGCAAAAACATAATCCTAATTTTGATATACAGGCTATTAAAGATATGCCTGAATCATCTTTGGGCAAACAACATTCAATTGCTAGAACTTATGATTTGTTGACTAAAGATAGCGTTTCACCCCAGCTAAAAAACGCTATTTATGATGATTACGTGGCTAAATACCCTGATTTGATCAAACAATATGACGTTAAAGATTACGATGATTTAGTAGAAAAATCTTACGCCCAGCTAAGAAAAGAAGTTGACCAACAATTTGATGACATGGTTAAAGGCGGCATGAAATTGTCGTACCACCAAGGCGATGCTAATTACCTGGATTCAAGGGAAATGCTACGGGATGCCCTGGTAAACAACCATTTATATACTTATCGTGGCGGTGACGTACACCCATTGTTAAACGAAATGGATGAATTCTACGGCCTAAACAGTAACGAAAAATTCCGGGCGGTCCATGATTTTTTTGGGCACGGCACAACAGGGGCAACTTTTGGCCGTAAGGGTGAAGAAACTGCTTACGGTGCCCATGCCCAAACATTAAGCCCAATGGCCAGGATAGCGGCCGCCGCTGAAACTAGGGGTCAAAACAGTTTTGTTAACTATTCCGGCATTAATGCAGACCTGGAACAAAAGATGATGTCAACCAGGATAGCTAGGGACCAAGCCGTACACCGGGGCAAAAGCCCTGAACAATACGATGCTATTTTGCGTGACCTAGGCGGCCAATGGCAGTACGCAAAACAACAAGGCGTGGCATTACCCCCGGATATGCTGGAAGCCGGCTACAAAGGCGAAATGCCTGATTACATTAAAAGCAATCTATTTCCGGAATATGGGGTAAGCCATAAGGGCTACCATTATTCCAATTTATCTGACCTAGAATCAACTGATCCAGCTAAATACGGCTATGGAATCCGGGGCGCAGAAGCTAAAAGATTGGCCCTTCCAGGATCAATCAAGGAACGTACCTATTTTTATAATGAACCAGGGATGCGTGAACCTGGCCTTGGCCGCAATCAATATGAAGCAGATTTAAACCATTTTTACGATACTGAAGCTGATCCAGCCGGCATTATTCGCATGGCAGATAACTTTAATCGTGACAAATACGGCATATTAGATACTGCCGGCAAAGCCAATGATATTGAACGCATGATGCGTGAAGCCGGGTATCACGGTTACTTTAATCAAAACACCGGAGTTGGTATATCTTTTGAGCCACAAATTGTTCGTGAATATTCACGTGAATAGTTGACAAGGTAGTAAAATAGCGGAAAATGTAGTTTGTATTACCCCCATCACATAGGAGAACTAATCATGGGCAAAATGGATTCAATGAAGGGCGTACCTTCCACAACTGGCGCAACTGCACCTAAAGGCGTTGATGCTTCTGATTCTACTGGCGAACGCCACGGCAAAATCGTTAACGGCGTAGCAATGGGTAAAGAAGATATGACCGGTGCTGACAAACAGTTCAACACAGGCCGTACCGCTGGTATCTGCTATACGCATACCCGTGATTGCTACCAAAACTGCGACTAATCATGCCTTTCAATGCTGATCTAAACCCAAAGGGCAGTAAATCTATGGATTTGCTGGAAATGGTCAAAATGGAAGATTATTTGGAACGCAGAAAAGCTTTATCTGCGCCACGGCCAGCCGTTAAACCGGCGGCAAAAACGGCAACACCAGCGGCAGATGCCGTACTGGCTAAACCAATTCCAAATAATATGCTGAAAAGTAGTGCCGATGATATGGGCACGGAATTTAGGTTCAATAGCAAGCAACACGCTAACGACAATATGGGATAAAGCGAAAAGCCCTAGCACGTGAAGGTAAACTAGGGCCTTTCTAACCAAACAAGTAATCGGAGAACTTGCATGGCTGATGTTGATTTTATATTAAAACCGCTGGGGGACAAGATAGTTGTTCGCCCGGATAAACGCATTTTAAGCACCACTATTATTGTTGAAAACAAAGAAGTGGATAACATGGGCACGGTAGTAGCCGTAGGCCCAGGCAAAAAGATTAAAGGCCGCCGGGAAGCAATGCCGGTAGAGGTAGGCCAACACGTCAGATTCGGCACGATGGGCAAAGATGCCAATGCCGAATACTTAAAATATCAAGAATACTTTACTAACGATGAACGTTATCTGATAATGTCATGGCAAGATGTATGTTTTATAACTGACGGAGAACAAGTAAATGGCAACTAAACCCGGTTTGTATGCAAATATCCATAAAAAGCAAGAACGGATCGAAAAGCAAAAGGAAGCTGGCGGCAAAGTAGAACGGATGCGTAGCCCTGGTAGTAAAGGCGCACCAACCGCCCAGGCGTTTAAAGATTCTGCTAAGACTGCAAAGAAAAAGTAATCATGGCTACTAAAAAACACGATAAGCCAATTGCCCATAAAACGACCGGCAAAGACAAAACCTACAATCCTACGGATAAGGGTGCCGGCATGACCGCTAAAGGCCGTGCTGAATACAACCGTAAAAACGATGCTAATTTAAAGCCCCCAGCCCCAAATCCTAAGACGGAAAAGGATAAAGGCCGTAAGGCATCATTCTGCGCCAGGATGGAAGGCGTAGTAAAGAACGCTAAAGGCCCAGCGGAACGGGCTAAAGCAAGCTTGAAGAACTGGAACTGCTAATGTTTAAGCGGCTATGGGCATGGATGGTTAATGTAGTTGAACCAGTAGAGCCGCCCAAACCTATTGCAAAACCTAGAACCCGGCCCCAAGTAAAGAAAGCCACAACACGAAAGGTAGCAACCAAGATGCCATTAACGAAAAGCACCAGTCCTAAAGCATTTAAGGAAAACGTGAAAGCTGAAATCAAGGCCGGTAAAAAGCCCGACCAGGCAGTAGCTATTGCATATTCAGTTAAACGTGAAGCGGCAAAAAAACCAACAACAACGAAAGGTAAAAAATGATCACGTATGCAGATTTAGACGTTAAAGAAGTTCAACTAATCTTGGCCGGCCTTAAGAAGCTACCAATGGAACTTGTTGAAGAACTTCATAACAAACTATTAGCAAGTGCTAATGAGCAATGGATAGCTAAAAACAAGCCAGTAGAGGGATTTAACCCTGATGACATTACAATCATTAAGAAAGCTGAAGAACCAGCTACGGCAGAGTAAAGATTACTTTATAAATCATGACATTACCAATTGAAACAAATAAAGTAGGGGCACCGGAAGGCAATGACAATGCCAGGAAGGGAAAACTGTTTTATGACCAATTGCGTAGGGTACTGGTACAAAACGATCAACTGAAGCTACGCCAGGTTAGTGAGAAGCTAGTAGATGCCGCTATTGAGGGTGAACCCTGGGCAGTCAAGGAAGTAATTGATAGGATGGATGGTAAGGCAGTAGCCATTCAGGAAATACAAGGCCCTGATGGAACACAACTGAAGGCTGGTTTTGTATTAACGTTTGAAGAACCTAATGGCAACGATTCAGGAAGCTAAAGCCAAGGCACGGTTCCCGGCAAAACTTAAATGCTTATTTGAACCGGCCAACGCCCGATACCGTGTTTTGTATGGTGGCCGGGGCGGCAGTAAATCTTGGAACATAGCCAGGGCACTCTTGCTTAAAGGATGCGAAAAGCCAATACGGGTACTCTGCGCCCGTGAATTCCAAACCAGTATTAAGGATTCGGTCCATAAATTGCTATGCGATCAAATATTTGCTTTGGAAATAGAAGCCCATTATGAAATTACCGACCGCACCATTAGGGGCATAAATGGTACTGAATTTATATTTGTAGGCGTAAAAAACAATACAAACAACGTTAAATCCATTGAAGGCATTGATATTTGCTGGGTGGAAGAAGCCCAATCCGTAAGCCCTAATAGCTGGAACGTGCTAGTGCCTACTATCCGTAAAGCTAATAGCGAAATATGGATTAGCTTTAACCCTGAACTGCCAACGGATGAAACCTGGAAGCGGTTTGTAATGAACCCACCGGAAAATTCAGTAGTCCAAAAGATTAACTGGAACGATAACCCTTGGTTCCCTGAAGTATTAGACTTAGAACGCCGTGCGCTTCAAGGTAGGGATTTGGAAGCGTATAACAACGTTTGGGAAGGAATTCCACGCCAAACGGTAGATGGTGCCATATTTGCTAAAGAAGTCACTATGGCTGAATTAGAGGGCCGCATATGCAATGTGCCATACGATGCAACTAAGGGTGTTCATGCAGTTTTTGATCTTGGGTGGGCCGACCAAACGGCCGTGTGGCTACTGCAATTCGTGGGACAGGAAACAAGATTGCTACGTTATTTTGAAGATAGCCAGCAAACCATTAGTTATTACATGGCCAAGCTTCAATCGTTTGGTTACGTGTACGACACTATATGGCTACCGCACGATGCTAAAGCCAAATCCCTGGGCACCGGCAAATCTATTGAAGAAATAGTACGGGCCACCGGAATGAAGGTACAAATCTTGGACCGGGTGCCAGTTGCAGACAGTATTAATGCGGCCAGGACCATCTTTAACAAATGCTATTTTGATAGGCAAAATACGGAAGAAGGCTTACAATGCCTTAGACACTATCGGTATGACGTTGACCCTGATACGAAGATGTTTAGTGCTAAGCCACTACACGATGAATATTCGCACGGGGCCGATGCCTTCCGGTACATTGGTTTAATGATTAATGAACCTAGAAAAGCCCAGTCAAAAAAGGCTAATCAAAGGGCTTCAGTAGGCTGGATGGGATAAATATGGCTGACACATACGATGAAAAGAAATATTACGGCGATTTAGACGGTGATCCCCGGATTTCAGAAGCAATTGAATTCTTACGCCAGGCCGCTGAAGCCGATACGACTAATCGTGCAGAAGCTTTAGATGACGTAAAGTTTGCCGCTGGTGATCAATGGCCAGTAGAAATCCAAAATAGCCGCAACCTGGAAGCCAGGCCATGCTTAACCATCAATAAAGTTGATGCGTATGTAAGACAAATTTGTAACCAGCAACGCCAGCAACGCCCACGTATTAAGTGCCAGGGCATGAACAATCAAACGGATGCCAAGATGGCCCAAATGATTACTGGTATTTGCCGGCACGTAGAAGTTAATTCCAATGCCGATCATGCGTATGACACGGCGTTTGATTTTGCGGTACGAATGGGGTGGGGATATTGGCGTGTAACTACGGACTATGTACGCCCTGATTCGTTTGACCAGGAAATCTACATCAAGCCAATTGATAACCCATTTACCGTATATTTTGACCCTAATTCAACCGCCCCGGACGGTTCGGATGCGGAAAAATGCCTTGTTACCGTGGTCATGGCTAAAGAAAACTTTAGGAAAATGTACCCGGATGCCGATGATGGCGGTAGCTTTTCTGCCAGGGGCACCGGTGATAGCAATAGCGAATGGGTAACAAAACACGATATTCGTATTGCAGAATACTTTTATACCCGTATTGAAAGCACCAATTTAGTTTTGTTATCTGACGGCACAAGTGCTTATGAAGATGAATTGCCAAGTAAAGAAACAATGGAATTGGCTGGTGTTTATGAAGTAAGCAAACGCAAAACATTTAGAAAATCCATTAAATGGTGCAAGTTGACCGCCATGCAAGTGCTGGAAGAAGGCACCTGGGCCGGTAAATATATTCCAATTGTGCCAACCTATGGCCAGCAATGCGTAGTAGATAACAAGCGTAAGAAGTTTGGCCTGGTACGTATGGCTAAAGACCCCCAGCGTATGTATAACTTTTGGCAAACATCCATGACTGAATCGGTAGCCCTGGCACCGAAAGCTAAATGGATCATGGCAGAAGGCCAAGACGAAAACCACGAATCAGAATGGGCTAGTGCCAACAATACGTCCTTTTCTTATCTGCGTTACAAGCAAACAGACATTAACGGCCAGCCAGCACCACCCCCAATACGCCAGGCCCCGGAACAACCACCGGTAGCAATCATGGCGGCCGCACAATCAATTACTCAGGATTTGCAATCCGTAGTAGGCATTTTTGATCCAAGCCAACTGCCACAAGGCATGATTAGCGGTAAAGCTTTAAATGGTCAACAGATGCAAACTGATATGACCAATTTCCATTATTACGACAATTTGACCCGTTCAATTGCCCATACTGGACGTATTATTCTTGACCTTATCCCTAAGATTTATAGCCAGGAACGTGTAATGCGGATCATTGGTGATGACGGTAAACCCGAATTAACCACGGTAAACCAGCGTACCGGTGAAATGGATGAAAACGGCATTGAAAAGATACTAAATGACGTAACTGTTGGTGAATATGACGTAGTTATGGAAACTGGCCCTGGATATAACACTAAACGCCAGGAAGCAGTTGATTCCATGATGTCATTATTGGCCGCTGATCCTAATTTGATGCAACAGGCCGGTGATTTAATCTTCAGAAATATGGATTTCCCTGGCGCAGATATTATTGCGGACCGCCTAGCGGCAGTTAACCCAATGGCCCAAATTGATGAAAAATCACCAATACCGCCACAAGTTCAGATGCAATTGGCCGCCAATCAGCAACAGATGCAAGCCATGCAAAAGCAGATTGAGGTTATGTCAATGGTAATGAAGTACCGCACCGATGTGGAAGCAGTACGTCAAACTGGTGAAGATCGCCGTGCCGTTATTGCCGCTGAAGTTAAGATGCGTGACCAAAATACCCGTTCATTGACCAGTCAGAATAAGACCGAAATTGAAGCATTAATGAAGTTGATTCTTGGCCAAATGGATACTTCTAGGTTAGAAGCTGAAATTATGGCTAGAAACCAAGATCAATATGAAATGATGAATAAAGCCACAAATGCCATTGAAGATAATATGGCCGTGATGGCACCAACGCCTGAACAAATGCAACAACAACAACAAATGGCTCAACAGGCCCAACAAATGCCGCAACAACCAATGCAAGGCCAGCCAATGATGTAGTTGCAAAACACTAGATATAGTATTAAGATTACTTAACAACACTACCTATGGTGTATTCATAGGGTTAATTCTTGGGATCATAACCATGTCAGAAGCACAAGTAGCAGAAGTTGCAGAAGTAGTTGAACAACCTAAACAGGCTGGTTCAATCGTAACAAGTGAAAATTTAGCGGAATTTAATGCTGATAAATTAGGTTTAGCTTCCGAAGAAAGCCCAACTGCGGCTACTGTTGAGGAAACTCCAGTAGAGCCAGCGGCCGATAAAGGACAGAGTGAACCAAAATTAGCTGATGATGAAGCGACCGGAACAGATGAAAAGAAGCAAAACCCAAAGTTAGAAAAGCGGTTTTCTGAACTGACTAAGCAACGTAAAGAAGCTGAAGCCAGGGCAGAAGAAGCAGAAAGACGTTTGGCGGCAATTGAAAGCAAACAGGCACCACAACAAGCAATACAGGCACCTGAAAGCGTTCAAAAGCCAACTCCTGACAATTACAGGGATGCTTTTGAATATGCAGAAGCATTGTCACAATGGTCAGCGGAACAAGCGTTATTAAAGCGTGAGCAAGAAGTTAAGCAAAAAGAGTTTGAAGTTCAGAAACAAAAGGTCATTCAGACCTGGCAACAGAAACTTGAAGCAACGATTGCTGAACTGCCTGATTACGAAGATATGGTGGCATCAAGTAATGTGAAGGTAAACGACACGGTGCGTGATGCGATCCTTGAAAGTGATGTAGGACCAAGAATCCTATATGAACTAGCAAGTGATGACGATATAGCTGAAAAGCTTTCTACCATGTCAACTGCAAGCGCATTAAAACTTATTGGGAAACTGGAAGCTAAGTTTGAAAAAGCTGAAGAACCAGTAAAAGCGGAAAAGAAAACTGTTGCGGCGAAGTCTAAAGCACCTGAACCTATTCGTCCTTTAAGGTCCACGGGTGGCGTAGCCGAAGTTAGTATGGATGGTAACGATATGTCATACCAACAATGGAAAGCCGCACGACAGGCCGGGAAGATTAGATAAGGTTAAACCTAATTTAATTTTTAAGGAATTATCATGAGTAATAATTTATTAACCATTAGCAAGATCACCAACGAAGCGTTGATGGTCCTGGAAAACGAATTAACCTTTACTGGTCAAGTTGACCGTAACTATGATGACCAGTTTGCCGTAGTTGGCGCAAAAATTGGTCAAACTGTAAACGTTCGCCGTCCTGGCCGTTTTATCGGTGCAATTGGTCCTAACCTAGTAGTTGAAGATTTCAACGAAACTTCAGTACCAGTTACATTGTCAACACAGTTCCAAGTTTCTACCCAGTTCACAACGCAAGACCTAGCATTGTCTTTGGATATGTTCTCTGATCGTATTCTGAAGCCAGCAATTGCTACTGTTGCTAACAAAATGGACCGTGATGGCCTGGTAACTGCTAAAAACAATACCGCCAACATCGTTGGTACCGCTGGTACTGCCCCAACTGGTTTGATTACATACCTGACTGCGGCCGCTTACCTTGATTCGGAAGGCGCACCACGTGATGGCCGCCGTTCATGCACAATCGAGCCATTTACTTCTTCAACCATTGTTGATAGCTTAAAAGGTTTGTTTGTACCAACATCACAGATTTCAAGCCAATACACCAAGGGTTTGATGGGCCGTGATTCCGGCGGTATGAACTGGTACATGGACCAAAACGTTGTATCACAAACGTTCGGTTCTTATGCTTCCGCAACATTGTCTTGCAACGTAACAACTGCAACTGGTTTCTTGACAAGTGGCTGGGCTTATTCAAGCAACATCACTATTGGTGCGGCTTCTGCGGCGGCTACATTGAACCAGGGCGATACATTTACCATTGCTGGCGTATTTGCGGTTAACCCACAAAACCGTCAGTCTTATGGCAAATTGCGTAACTTTGTAGTTCAATCTACAACTGCAATTGGTTCCGGCGGTACTGCAACTGTTACCGTTGTTCCAGCCGTTATTACTGCTGGCCAGTTCCAAAACGTTAGCGTTACATCAAGCGGTTCACAGACTGTTACCCCATTCAACAATACTGGCGTAACTTCACCACAGAACATTTTGATGCACCGCAATGCGTTCACTTTGGCTTGTGCTGACTTAGAATTGCCTGAAGGCGTTCATTTTGCTGGCCGTGCAAGCGATAAGGAACTTGGTTTGTCAATCCGTGTGGTTCGTCAATACACCATCAACAACGATTCCATCCCAACACGTTTGGACGTTCTGTATGGCTGGGCACCTTTGTACCCTGAATTGGCTTGCCGTATCGCATCGTAATGAAATAGGGGGGATCAAACCCCCCATTTTTGATCACTAAATTTAAGGAATTAATATCATGGCAAATCCAGGCCCAGCAACAACCGTAACAAATCACCCATCGAACCTAGCTACTAACCAGGCTATTCGCCTACTAGCTTCTTTCCAGGGTGTAAACGTAAACGCAACCGGCGATACCGTACTACCGGTTATCAATACTGATCGCTATTCTGTTTCTAACGTTGTTTTTACAAATGCTTCAGTTAGCTTGACTACTGCATTAGCTGGTGTATTTACTGCACCTTCTGCTGGTGGTACTGCAATTGTTGCAAATGCCGCATTGTCAGCAATGACTGCTTCTACTGTTGTTAGCCAACGTACCGTTGCTTCAACTGCGGCACAAACCGGTCAAAATCTTTATGTAAACGTTGGTACTGCACAAGGTGCGGCCGCCACTATGGACGTTTTCGTATATGGTTACGATCTAACATTCCTACCTTAATAGGGACCAGGAAATAGTGAGAAAAGCCACCCCCATAAAGGGTGGTTTTTTTCCTTTTTAAGCTTATAATTAATCATCCTCATTTAAAGGAAATACCATGCCATCTACCACTATTGCCCGTGGAAATGCAATCAGCACTTTCTACACTCAACCATCTATTACCCCAGCCGAAGTAGCCGCAAACATTACTGCCGCACAAACTTTTACTATTGCTGGCTTATTAACAACTGATCATGTAACCGTATCATGCGCTGGCGCACAAACTGCCGGCATTTTTATTGCTGATGCACGTGTTTCAGCCGCTAATACATTAAGCGTTCAGTTTGGTAACTGTACCGCTGGCGCATTGACACCAGCCGCAGGTGCTTACTATGTTGACGTTGTACGTATTGAAGGTCCATTACCTACAACTGCGGTTTAATCATGAATCAATTAAACGCTATACGTCCAATTGGCCCTACAACTGGTATTACAGTTGGTAGTTCTTCATCTACTGCCGTCACTATTAGTGCTTCAGGCAACAACGAAATGGACTATTGTGCTTTTTTGAATACTGCTTCTACACCGGTGACAATTAACATTTTTCCGGTAGTAGGTGGTGTAGGTACTGCTAGTGCGGCCGTAGTGCCTACTGGTACCCCAACAAACACAGTAGTTTTGGGTATTGCTATGCAAGCACCAATGGTTATTGCCGTTCCACCAACGTTTTCAATTACTACTATTGGAACGTCCGGAACGCTATATGTAACGCCAGTAAGCTATTAGTCTTAAAGGAAAAGTATGAGTAACCCATCTAATTCTGACGTACAGAATTTATTACCAGTTCAAGCCTACTTCAATTTAGATGGGTCCTTTAATACTTTTATTGGTCAGGGTGTGCCGTTCTATGCATCGGTTAACCCTAGTCAATCCGGCCTTAATATTACAAATAGTACGATAAACAGTACGACTATTGGTGCTACAACGCCTTCAACTGGCGTATTTACAAACATTGCAACAACAACCGGCACAATTACTACTGCCGCAAGCGGTCCAACTGACATTGTTAATAAACAATATGTTGATTATTTTGCCGCTGGATTAAGCTGGAAAGCCCCAGCATTAACTGCAACCTCTGCCAATATTACGTTGTCAGGATTGCAAACTATTAATGGCGTAACCGTTGCCGCTGGCGATACCGTATTAGTTAAAGACCAAACCAATGCCGCACAAAACGGTATTTATATTGCTTCTGCTACTGCTTGGACGTATTCGGTGGGCGGCGATACATGGAATGAATACATTGGTGCCATTATCTTTATTACTTCCGGATCATTAAACGGAACTGCATGGTATTGCACCGCACAACCTGGCGGCACCCTTGGCGTTACCGCAATGAATTGGTCCAATTTTAGCGTAGCATCAACTTACACCGCTGGTACTGGTTTAACCCTTGTTGGAACCCAATTTAACATTGCTAATACTGCCGTTACTGCGGCCGCTTATGGTTCAGCAACCCAAGTAGGTACATTTACAGTAAACGCCCAGGGCCAATTAACTTTAGCCGGCAATACAACTGTAACCCCAGCCGTAGGATCAATTACCGGGCTTGGTACTGGCGTAGCAACTGCATTAGCAGTCAATACCGGTACCGCTGGTGCTTTTGTAGTCAATGGTGGCGCATTAGGAACCCCAGCTTCCGGTGATTTTTCTACTGGAACGTTTACTTGGCCAACATTTAATCAAAATACAACTGGTTATGCGGCTGGTTTGGCTGGTGGTGCGGCAGGTTCATTGCCTTACCAATCTGCCCTTAATGCCACTACATTTTTAGCCGCTGGCACAAATGGTCAGATTCTTACATTGGCCGGCGGCGTTCCAACTTGGGCAAATGCTGGTTCAAGCGGAGTTACTTCAATTGCAACTGCTGGTACTGTAAATGGAATTACCCTTACTGGTGGCCCAATTACAAGCACCGGAACAATTACACTTGGCGGTACGTTGGATTTATCTGCGCCCCCAGCAATTGGCAACACAACTGCAAACACAATTCGTGGCACAACGGTTACTGCAACTACTGGGTTTGTTGGAACTAATTTTGATGCCGCTGGATCGGGCGGTGGATCTTTAAGAACTAACGGTGGATCTGCTTGCTTGCAATGGGGCGGTGGTGGTGCTGTAAATGTCACAGTAAACGGCCCAATCAATATGAATGGCTCTAATGCACAAGTAGATATTAGTCCTACTGGTACAGGCCATGTTCATATAAAACCAACTGGTACAGGCTCAGTTGAAATTGCGCCTACAAACCCTGGAACAATGAACAACTTGGTTATTGGTGGAACAACGCCTTTAGCTGGCACATTTACCGATTTTAGAGTAAATAACACTATTTCATTGGCTGGTTCAACTGGCACCGCTGGTTATTTATTGCAATCTAATGGTGCTTCTGCGCCTACCTGGGTAGCGCAATCTACTATTGCCGCCGGTTCTGCAACAACCGCAACAACTGCTACAAACGCTAATAACGTAGCAATTATTGACGATACAACAACGGCAACTACTGTATATCCAACCTGGTCAAATGGCACTAGCGGAAACCAACCATTAGAAACTTCTTCTACTAAATTAAGTTTTGTGCCTTCTACTGGGCGTTTAACTGCAACTTCTTTTGCTGGTGATGGATCTGCTTTAACTGGTTTGGCTGGTGGATTTGCAAGCGGTACAGTTATGCTTTTTGCTCAAACTTCTGCGCCTACTGGATGGACTAAAAATACAACTACTGGTGATAATTCTGCTTTGCGTGTTGTAACAGGAACGGCAAGCACAGGTGGATCGGTAGCTTTTACTACTGCGTTTGCAAGCCAAACCCCAACTGGTTCAGTAAGTATTACCGCAGTTTCGGGTAGTGCTGGTGCAACAACTTTAACAACTCCTCAAATTCCTTCCCATACTCACCAAGTAGGTTTTACTGACCAACAATCGCAGCCATCTAGGGCTACATTTGGTTTTAACGATGCAAATACTACCCCAGCCCAAACTACAACCGCAACAGGTGGTGGCGGTAGTCACACCCACCCATTTAGTTTTACAAGTGGATCAGGTACATTTACTGGCAATGCAATTAACCTTGCCGTTCAATATATTGATGTCATTCGTGCAACCAAGGATTGATAATGGGAACACTTAAAAACGGTACATTTTGCCCGCTTATAAAAAAAGATTGCGTTGGTCTTACTTGTGCGTGGTACACAAGAGTTCAGGGATATGACATGAATAGTGGTAGTCAAGTTGATAGTTATGAATGTGCTATTGCTTGGCTACCTATGCTTCTCATTGAAAATTCAGGTCAGCAAAGACAAACTGGTGCGGCAGTTGAATCATTTAGAAATGAAATGGTCAAATCAAATGAACAATCACAACAACTTTTGTTAGCTACGGCAGGTATTGTTCAAGCGCAAAACGAAGATCAGCCAAAATTAATTAGGAGTATTAAATAATGAAACTAACTATTATTCCTATTGACGGATCAGTTGGCAAAGATGGTTTGTTTTATATTGACCTGGATTTAACATCATGCAATATTCCAGCCGATGTACACGCCCTTCAATGGGATGATGTAGCTGGCTGGATTGAATATAATTCTCCATTAGTACAAAATCAACCTATTACTGAATTACCAGCCTGGGCAAATTGTTGTATGGCTAAATGGGATGAAGCCAATAATCCACCTACGCCTGATCCAGTACCACCAACCGCCGAAGAAAATAAAACAACTGCTGTAAATAAATTACAGGCAACAGATTGGGCAACTATTCCTGATGTTGCTGATCCAGCTAAGAGTAACCCTTACTTAAGTAACGCACAAGATTTTGTTACTTATCGCAATGCGGTTCGTCAGTATGCGGTATATCCAGCAGCCGGGTATATTAACTGGCCTGCTGTTCCACAAGAGGTTTGGACTACCGTATAGTGAATAAACTGTCAGATTATATTGTTGTTGTTAATAATGCGATTTCACCAGCATTATGTGATGCCGTGCTTGATGAATATGAAAAATGCGATGACTGGATAGTTGCAACAGTAAGAACTGGCATGAATTTAAATGTTAGAAATTGTCAAACAATCGGCATTTCTGTTGATTCTATACTTAATAAAAATAAAGATGTAAGGCAAAAGTTAGACCAAGATTTATTTATTTGTGCTGGTAACGCAATAAAAAATTACAACAGTATATTTTCAAGGTGTAATGTAGAAGAAGATTCCGGTTATGAATTATTAAAGTATGAAGTTGATGGTTTTTATACGGCTCATACTGATTCATTTAAAAATTTACCTAGGGCCGTGTCTTGCTCTTTTGCGCTAAATGACGATTACGAAGGTGGAGAATTTGCTTTTTTTGACCGTAAGTTGGTATATAAACTAAAAAAAGGGGATGCTCTTATGTTTCCTTCAAATTTTATGTACCCGCATGAAGTTATGCCCGTAACAAGCGGCACACGTCATTCCATCGTTACTTGGTTTGTATAAACATTGAAAGCATAATTGTGATTAATTACAAATGGTCAATTTTAGAAGTTTATGGTGAAAATACCATATCTAAAGTTCGTTATTTATTGAAAGCGCAAAATGAATCTAATACTGTTGAAACTGAAGGCTACCATGAATTTTCTGAAGGATTGGTTTGTAAACCTTTATCAGAAATTAAGGAATCGGATTTAGCCGGCTGGCTTGAATCAGACACTATTCAAGGCGATGTAAACCCTATAAAATTGAACTTAGAAAAGCAGTTAGAATCATTAAAAACAAGTAAAAAAATGGCTTTTCCTTGGGAAGCCGATACTTTTACCATTGGATAAATTATGACAACGCCAATAGACATTATTAGCCGTTCACTTAAAGATATTGGCGCATTAGCGGCCGGGGAAGCCCCAACTTCTGATGCCGCAATTGATTGTTTAGATATGCTAAACGATATGATTGATCAATGGTCAAACGAAGATTTTATTGTTTTTAATACTACGGAAATCATTTCAAACGTAGTGCCAGGCCAAACCCAATACACTATTGGCCCCGATCCCCAAACGTTAAACTTTATTGGTGCTAACTTTACAGGCACGTTTTCAGGCAAAGTTTTAACCGTTACTAACGTTACCCAAGGTGCGGTAGCAGTAGGCCAATATTTAAGCGGTCCTGGCATTACGTCCGGAACCAAAATTGTTCAATTTATAACGGGTGCTGGCGGTAACATTAACGAAGCTGGCACGTATCTATTAAACATTGCCCAAGGCACCCAAACACCAGTATTTACCGGTTCTATATCAGGGACAACCCTAACTGTAACGGCCGTAACGTCCGGAAGTATTGGTATTGGTTCGGTAATTAGCGGTACCGGCGTTACTGGTGGCACAAGCATTACTGGCCTTATTAGCGGCACCGGTGGCGTAGGTACTTATACCGTTAGCGCAAGCCAAACCGTAGCTTCCACAACCATTACCGGCACTATTGTTGCTACAAACATCCAGGCTTATTATGAAAAGCCATTAAGCATTGACTATGCCTACGTACGGATTAACACAAGCCAAAGCGGTAGCCCGGTAATAAATGGCGGTATTGACTACCCAGTAGCCGTTATTAATCTAGTTAACTACAATTCTATTGGCCTTAAAACGTTAAACGGACCTTGGCCAAAAGCCCTTTATTTTAATCCTGGCGCAGATTCAGCCAATTTGTTCTTATGGCCCAATCCAAGCCAAGGCGAAATGCATATGTTTGCCAAGACAATATTTAGGCGTTATGAAACCCTTTATGAAGATATTGTTCTTCCACAAGGTTATTTTATGTGTTTGCGTTGGTGTTTGGCAGAACGGCTATTGCCTATGTATGGCAAAACAGACCCAGCCATTTTGGGCATGATTACAACCTATGCCGCACAAGCTAAATCAACGGTTAAACGTACCAATATGCAACCTATGCAAGTTTCACGTTATCAAGATGCATTACTAATGAGCCGGGCCAAGGATGCTGGCTGGATTCTTACCGGTGGTTTTACTAATTAAGGTCAAATATGCCTGATTTTGGATTTGTTGGCCCATCGTATGAAGCCCCGTCCATCTACCAAGATGCCCAGGAATGTATTAATTTTCGCCCTGAAATTGACCCATTAAAACAACCTGGTCAAAACGGGGTAATTGCGTTATACCCAACCCCAGGATTAACCATTAAATGCGTTCTCAATACTGGCGAAGTGCGTGGTATGCGTACCGTTTCGGGTGGTGATTTTTTAGTGGCAGTATGCAAATCCAGCGTTTATGTTATTGATTCGACATTTAATCCGGTCAATATTGGATCAATAAATACCAGTTCCGGCATTGTAGGAATTACTGATAACGGCATAAACGTTTACATTGTTGATGGTAGTAATCGTTATACATGGCGCATTGCAAACCCAAATAATGCCGAATTTGTTGGTTCTATTTCAGGCACAACATTAACTGTTACATTGATGAAAAGCGGAACAATTGCCGCTGGCCAACAAGTTCTTTGTGATGGAATATTGCCTGGAACAGTTATTACTGCATTAGGCACGGGCACGGGCGGTGTTGGAACTTATACAATAAATCGTACACAAACTATTGCCTCTAGTGATATTAATACTGCGGCAGTTGGTGCAGTTGTTACTGGAAGCATTTCGGGCACGGTTTTAACTGTTACTGCGGTTACTAGCGGAACTTTGTACCCAGGCCAAACTATTCAAGGAACTGGCGTTACTGCTGGAACGATTATTACGGCCCTTGGTGGCTCTGCGGCATTGTCATTTAGCATTACTGCGGCCGGCACCGGATATGCCGTTGGTGACGAAATTACGGTTACTGGCGGTATATACAGTCAACAAGCTACATATACAGTAGCAACCATTGGCGGTAGCGGTGCGGTTACTGGTCTTACAACTGTAAACAATGGCGTTTATACCGTAGTGCCAGGAACCCCAGCAAGTACAACAACCAGCGGTAATGGTACAGGGTTAACCCTTACATTAACGTTTGGTACCGGTACTGGTGGAACTGGAACCTATGTGGTTAGTACGTCACAAACCGTTAGTTCTACAACCTTGTATGCGTTGAACTTTAGCGTAATACCTAATAGCGATGGCGCATTTCAAGGTGCGGACGTAGTAGATATTGTGGATAACTACTTTGTTTATAACCGCCCTGACACCCAACAATTTGGTTCGTCAAACCCTTTATCGCCTATTTCGTCAGCATTAGCATTTAGTTCAAAAGACGGCGCACCGGATGATTTGGTGTCGCTTATTGTGGATCACCGTGAACTTTATTTATTGGGCGAAGTTTCCAGCGAAGTTTGGGTAAATAGCGGTTTATTCCCTTTTGCTTTCCAGCGTATTCCAGGAACATCTACCCAACACGGCATTGCGGCCAAGTTTTCAGTAGCTAGATTAGGCAATTCGTTTGCTTACGTAAGCCGTAATATTCGTGGCCAAGCCCAAGTTATGATGATGAATGGGTATGTGCCAACCCGTATATCAACCCATGCCGTAGAACAAACATTAACCGATCAATTTATTGATGATGCAAGGGCCTGGACCTATCAATTAGAAGGCCATGAAGTTTACGTGGTTAGCTTTCCAACCCTTGATTTAACCTGGGCATACGATATTTCCACCGGAATGTGGCACAAATGGCTATGGGTAGATAACCAAAACGTATATCACCGTCACCGTGGCAATTGCCATGCTAGTTTTCAAGGATATAACCTTGTTGGTGATTGGGAAGATGGCAACATTTATCAATTAGACCAATTAAATTACACCGATAATGGGCGTGAAATTCGTAGATTGCGCCGGGCACCCCATTTAATCAGCGACTATCAACGTCAATATTTCCATGAATTACAAATTCATTTTCAGCCAGGCGTAGGCTTACCAAACGGTTCTGCGCCACAGGCTATGTTGCGCTGGTCAGATGATGGCGGTTCTACGTGGTCCAACGAACATTGGTCCAGCATTGGCGTACAAGGCGCATACCAAAACCGTGCAATTTGGCGTAGATTAGGCCAATCACGGGATAGAATATTTGAAGTAGTAGTAACTGATCCAGTTAAAGCGGTAATAACTGCGGCCAATCTTAAAGCGGATGCTGGGGTTAACTAATGGCAAATACACCTGGAAATCAAGGCGGCGTTTGGGCTAATAGTCAAAATAACCCTTATCCGCAATCAGAATTCTTAGACAAACAAAGCAATCGGCCAACTAGGGCCTGGCAACAGTTTTTCCTTGGAATACTAAACTTTACTTCAGCCAGTACGGCCACAACTGGTTCAGCGGCATTGCCGGCAAAACCAGTAGGTTTTATTAATATTACGGTTAATGGTCAACCTTATAAAGTTCCCTATTACAACCCATGAACCTTGTTTACGTTAAACCTTCTAAACAATTGTCAGTTAAAACGCAAATAGTAAATTTGCAAAATGAACTATTAAAAATGCCACAAGCTGACATAGTTACTGAACATACGTTTTTGCCAGGAATTTATGAACGTAAAATTACTGTACCGCCATGGACTGTTTTAACTGGCGCAGAACATAAAACTGGGTACAAAATACGATTAGAAAAAGGCACAATTGCCGTAAATGTTGAAGATACAGTAAAAGTAATGACCGCCCCAATTGAATTTGAAGCAAAAGCTGGGGCACAACGTGTAGGCCGTGTATTTGAAGAAGAAGTAGTTTGGGTAGATATTTACGAAAACCTTGATAATTGCCAAGATATAGCCGCCCTTGAAGATCGTTTATATGTTGTGCCGGAGTGCGGTTTAGGCGAAAATAGAGTGACATTACAAATTAAAAATGCAAAAGCAGAAAAGCTTTTGTTAGATCAAAAATTGGAAGGGGAATTGCTATGTCAGGATGGGTAGCCGGTGCCGTAGTAGTAGGGTCAGTAGCTTCTAGTTATATGCAGTCACAAGCCGCTGGTAGAGCCGCTGAACAATATACTGGTCAAGCAGAACGTGGTTTGCAATATAACCAACAAATGTTTGACAAAATTAATGCTCAAAATGCACCATATCGGGCTACCGGTGAAAGGGGCGCAAATTTATACAATCAATTGGCCGATACCGGTTATTTGACTGCCCAACCGTCAATGGACGATTTGACTAGATTAATGCCAAATTATCAGTTTGGGTTAAACCAGGGAATGGGGCAATTAAATTCCCAACTCAATGCCGCTGGTGGTTTAGTAAGCGGAAATGCTATACAAGGTGCCCAACAATTTGCCCAAGGGTATGCTGGAAATGCGTTAACGGATGCATTTAACCAATTTCAAGCAAACCGCACAAACGTGGTTAGTAACGTTAATGCTTTGACGGGAGTAGGCCAACAAGCTAATGCAACAACAGCAACCGCCGCTAGTGGTGCTACCGCCAATGCTTCTAATTTGCTTTCTAGTATTGGTAATGCACAAGCCGCTGGAACTATGGGCCAAGCCAATGCTCTAGCTGGCGGCCTTAACAATATTAGCAATTACGCAATGCTTTACGGTATGCGTAGGACTTAATTTTTAAAAGTTTAGGTGACAATATGGCTGGATTTACCGCAGATTTAAACCCAAAAAATACTGGTATGTCACTTGCTGACATTATGAAGGCTGGTGCATATGGTGCCGAAATGGACGTTCTTAACCGTCAAGCGGCAGTTGCACGAGAAAAAGAAAAGGAAATGCCAATAATTAAAAACTTTATGGCCGATCCTACAAATAAGCTTTCTGACGGTTCTTTTGATTTAAAACAAATGCCAGCATTAATTTCCATTGCGCCGTTAACCGGCCCTGATTATGCTGACAAAATTATTGGCTTAACCAAAAATAACATTGAAACAAATCGTGCTTTAAATTCGCTTTCAGAAGAAAATCGCAAACCTTTTGCCGCTATTTATGGTAATTACGGCCAATTAGCGGCTAATGGCCAACCAGTAACTAATACTGAAATTATTGGATCGCTACAAAGATTAAAAGATTTTTATCCACAATTAGCCCAAGCGGCAGATGGTCAAATTAAAAGTTGGCAAGCTAGACCTGAAAATACACCAATTGATGCACAAGTATTAATGAAATCACGTAATGAATCATTAACGCCAACACAATTAATTGATCAATTTTCACCTAAAGCTGGCACAACAACTATTGGAAATCAAATCGTTGGAACGGTTACACAACCTTCTATTGCTGGTGAACAACCTAAAGTTTCTACGGCCCCATTGGGCGGCGGTCAAGGTAGCGTTACACCTACGGGTGGCGCAACAACTGAACCTGGCGGTAAGGCATTGCCTAAGATAATTCAAGAAGATGCAACAATGAGTTATACCGGCCCAGCTAATCCGTTAAACCTTAATAAGTTTCAAGAAGAAGCTTATTCAAAAGGTAAAGCAAACGTTACAGAAGCTAACATGGCCACTAAAACCATTAAAGATTTAGCTTTAAGTGTAGATAAAGTTGAACAATATTTAGCCAGCGCAAGCGGTTCTAAAGTTTTCCAAATGGTTCGCCAGGGTGGCAAATACGTATTTGGTGATGCTGAATTGGATTCATTGGTTAAAAACATTGCCCAGGTACAAGCTAGAAACGCCCAAGTCATGGGATTGGATAAAACCGATTCTTCCCGTGAACTAAACGCCAAACTTTCCGGTAGCGAAAACATTGATGAAAAAGCCCTTGCTGGTGTAATGCAACAAGTTAAAGCCGAAACTAAAGCCGCTGAACTTTACACCCAAGGCATTAACAAATTTGTAGAAAAACGTGGTGATGTTAACGGTTACATTCAGCAACAAAAATTCCAAAATAAATGGGCCGAACATTACGATCCACGTATTTTCCAAATTGATAACATTGCCGAATCTAAATTGCCTGAAGGCGAAAAACAAGCAAGAATTGATCAAATTACCGGCAGAATGACTGAAGCACAATTTAAAAAATTAAGACAAGATTCTGTTGTTTTGCACCGTTTAGCTAAAGGTCAATATCAATAATGGCTAATACAACTTTTGACGAAGAATTGGACCTTGTTCCAGGGCTTAAATATCTAAAAAATAAGTTTGTTACTGTAAGCCCGGCACCGGCTGAATTTGCCAATGCAAAACCTATTGAAACGCCAAAAGTTGATTTAGAAAGACTTGATCCAGCCCTTAGAGAACGTATCAATATTGCCGCCCGTGATTGGCTTACTAATAAAGAATTAAACCCAAAAGGTGAGCCATTACCAATCACTAGCGGATTTCGTGATACCGCAAAACAATCTGAATTGTTTGCTAATAGGGCATCAAACCCTAATTTAGTAGCACCCCCAGGTTATAGCAGTCACGAAAAAGGCATGGGAATTGATATTTTGCCCGGCGTTCCTGATTCTTTTTTAGCTAATTATGGTTTGTATCGTCCTTATGGCGCAAAAGACCCCGTACACGTAGAAATTAATCCTAAAGCTAATTACCAGCCATCAATGGATTTAACTGGTGATGAAGATTTAGGCATACCAGGATTTAAATATACTAGCCGTCAAGGTGTTTATACGCCATCTACCAGGGAAGCGGTTAGTGATCAATTTAGTAATGTAAGAAATCAATTAATCAGTTCTGATTACTACACAAATACATTCCCTAAACAGGCCGCCGCTTTGGGTGACGTACTTTATGGTGCAATCCCGGCCGCAGTTAAATTTGTAGGTGAACCGTTTGCCAAGCTTATTGACAAAGTAGGTGATACAAAAGTAGCTACCGAAGCTTTAGATAAAATTACGCAATTTGCTGAACGTCCTATTGGTAAAGCTTTTGGCATTACTAATGACCCAGCCTACAATTCTGAAGCCGCTACTCGTTTTATGGATTATGTTGGCAAAAACATGGATAAGGGCGCAGATTACATTGCTAAAGAAACTGGCATGAATAAATCTGATGTAGCCTGGTTTATGAACGCCGCCACAATTGGGGCCGGTGCATTAGCATATAAAGGTGGCAAAAAGGCCGTAGAAACAGGCGCAGAAGTATTACCTAAAGCTAAAGAACAACTTGCAACTCAATATGAAACTGTTAAAGGCAAAGTTCAAGAAAAATTTCCAAGCTTAAAAGGGGAAGAAAATCCTAATCTGCGTAGTGTAGGTGCCGCTGAATTAAGTGCTGGCCAGTTGCGCCAGGCTAGGGCACGTGAATTGTTAGTGCCAATGGATTTGCCACGTGACATTGTTACCCGTAATTTTCAAGACATTAACTGGGCACGTGAAAAAGCTAAAGATGCTATTACCGGTGAACCGTTACGCCAAAACTATTCCAAGCTTAATAAAGAACTTATTGATAACCTGGATGCTGAAATTTACGCAACCGGTGCCCAAAAAACAGGTGTTGATCGCAGTCAATTAGGCGAAGATTTAGTTAAAACGGTAAATGATTACAAAACTATTCGCAAAAATGAAAAAGATGCCGCTTATACTGCCGCTGATGTAGCTGGTGAAACATTGCAACAAGTTTCATATCAACCGGTTCTTAATTACATTGAAAACATTAAAACTAAACGTCCTACCCAATATGAGCAAAATACCATTCTTAAAATGGTAGAAGAAGATTTAAAAGCCAATGATCTTGATAAAACTGGTTCAGTTAATTTACGTCAATTAGAAGATGTACGTGCATTGATTAATGCCGAAACTGAATTTGGAACTTCTAATGGTTTTCATGGTGGAAAAATTAAAGATGCAATTGATGAAATTACTAAAGATGCTGGCGGTACTTTATATAAAGAAGCCCGTGCATTAAATAACCGTTACATGAAAGAATTTGAAGAAACACCATCAATTTCTAATATTACTGCTTTAAAACGTGGGTTAACAGAACGCAGAGTTCCAATTGAAGTATTAGTAGAAGATTCAATGCTTAAAGGACCACGTTCTAGGGTAGAAGAATTATTTAAAACTTTAGAAAAAGCTGGTCCTGAAGGCCAAGCTATGATTAATGAATTGCGTGGTGTAGTAGCAGAACAAATTAAAAATGAATCAATTAAAGGCGTAAGCCGGGATATTAATGGCAATCCTATTGTTACGCCAACCGGCCTAAACGATATGATTACAAAGCTTGATAAGTCCGGCAAGCTTGACCTTATATTTGGCAAAAAAGGTGCAGAACGTTATCGCACTTTAAATGATGTAGCAATTGACGTTAAAACGGTTCCGGAAGGTTCTGTTAATTATTCCGGTTCTGCCGCACAACTTAAAAATTTAGCGGCACAAATTGCAACTGACGTTGCTACTTCTGCAATTGCCGGCGTTCCAGCACCAGTTACTACCGTTGGAACTTTGCTTTATAAAAGCCGCAAAAACAAACAAGAACTCAATAAAATAAGTGAATTTATTAATTACGGCAAGGAACAAAAATAATGGCATCGGTTCTTTTATCCCCAGTTGGCAATGGCCAACAATTTTTTGACAATAACGGCATACCGAATGCTGGTGGATTGATTTATACCTACCAGGCTGGATCAAGTGCTTTATTGACTACTTACACTACCGTAGACGGCAATGTTGCTAATTCGAATCCTATTGTTTTGGATGCTTTTGGCCGCACCCCAAGCGAAATATGGATGCAAACCGGTTATAGCTATAAGTTTATTATTCAAACGGCTGATGCCGTTACATTGCAAACTTTAGATAATTTATACCCTATATTGCAATCTGCCCCAGCCGTATCAGCTACTTTTGTTGCCGGCATGATTATTATATGGTCCGGAAGCTTAGGTTCTATTCCTGCTGGATGGGTGCTTTGTGATGGCACAAATTCAAGCCCGGATTTACGTGACCGTTTTGTAGTTGCCGCTGGCAATACTTATGCCGTAGGCGCAACTGGCGGTACTGCTGATGCAGTAGTTGTAAGCCATACTCATACTGCTTCTTCAGTAGTAACTGATCCAGGCCATTCGCATACAGGCAATATTAATAGTCAAAATGCTGGTACTTCTACTGGTGGTGGTGGCGGTGCGGCAGTTTTCCCATCGGCAGGAAGCATCAATTCAAATACTACTGGCATTACAGTAGCAACAACCAATACTTCTACTGGCGTAAGCGGAACCAATCAAAACCTTCCACCATACTACGCATTAGCGTACATTATGAAAACTTAATCATGGAAGATGGAAAAATAGATTTAGTGCGCTATGGAGTTCTTTGGCAAAAAGTAGAAAACTATGAAGATAAGTTTGATGCAATGCAAAAGAAAATGGATAAGATGGAATCCAACATAGAAAAATTATTAGAAAATCAAGCCCATCAAAAAGGCGCTAGTTGGTTAGCTATTGGTATGTTGACTGCATTAAGTACCCTGGGCGGCTGGGCGGTACATTGGTTCACTAACAAATAGGACGGTAAAAGAAAGTGAACCGGAATGTCAAACTTTGGAATAACAGAAGGAGTAAAAACTCTTTCCGGTAGCATTGATGCAAGCCGGGAAGCCGCTAAAGGTTTATCCAAAAGTATTGAAGGAATTCAGCAAGACGGTTTAGATGTAGCCCAACAAAAAGCCCAAGAAAGACGTAGGGCCGCACGGGAAGCAGAATTTAAGAAGCAAACGGCATTAATAAAAGCATTAGAAGATTGGCAAAAAAAGAAACAAATTAGTGACCAGGAAGCAAAAGTAAAAATTGATTTTGTTAAAAAGTACGGTGCTAAAGAGTGGGAAGCGGTATTAAAGATTAAGCTGGATATTGAAAACATGGAACGCAAAGCCAATGAAGAATTCCAGCATGATTTAAAGGCGGTAAGGCGTGTACAGTTTTATTGTTTTATGGCGGCACTAATAGTAACCTTGTGGCTAAAGTTTATTTTGGGGGCATTTTAATGTTTGGTATAGACAGTATTATTAGTGCTGGTTTAAAGATTATTGACAAGGTTATTCCTGATCCCCAGGCTAAAGCCGCCGCACAGCTAGAACTGCAAAAATTAGCCCAAGAAGGCAAACTGGCAGAACTTCAAGCTGACATGAACGAACAAAACAACGTGTCAGACCGTTGGAAATCTGATTTGGCTAGTGATAGTTGGCTTTCTAAAAACATACGCCCAATGACCCTTATAGCCATTTTGGTAGGCTATTTTCTTTTTGCTACGTCATCCGCTTTTAACCTAAATGTAAACCAGGCATACGTAGAATTACTTGGTCAATGGGGTATGTTGATTATGTCAGCATATTTTGGTGGGCGTACATTAGAAAAAATTATGGATAAAAAGTATAAGGCCGGGGATGATAAATAAGAATAACGTGCCAGGGTTTGTAACCGCTTGCGTAACTGTTACTTTATGCGTTGTAGTTATTGGCATGGTAGGCACAATGACTGTTGGTATGTTTGATGCAGACGTTAGTAATGACAAAATATTTGAAGCCATTACCCCAGCATTTCAAACCATTATTGGTGGTTTTATTGGTTTAATTACTGGAATTAAAATAGGACAAGATAGTAAAGATGATTGAATCCCAATTATTATCCCTTGGAATAGATGGCAAATGGCTTGAGCCATTACTAGAAACGTTTGATAAATACCAAATCAACACCCCTAAACGCCAGGCGTGTTTTATTGGGCAGACCATGCATGAAAGCGGAAAGTTTAAATTTACTAAAGAAAATTTGAACTATTCAGCTAAAGCATTAATGGCAACCTGGCCAAGCCGGTTTCCTGATCTTGATACTGCAATGCAATATGAACGCCAGCCGGAAAAAATAGCCAATAAAGTTTATAGCGGCCGCATGGGAAACACCGAAGATGGCGATGGCGCAAAATACATTGGCCGTGGTTTAATCCAAGTAACCGGTAAAGAGAACTATACGCATTGTGGTGAAGCTTTAGGCATTGACTTGGTAGCTAACCCCCAACTATTGGAAGAACCCCGCTACGCCGCTTTATCGGCCGGCTGGTTTTGGAACAAAAAAGGGTTAAATGCCCTGGCTGATGAAGGCACTAAAGATTCTTTTGAAGTAATGACTAAACGTATTAATGGTGGATTGCTGGGGCTTGATGACCGGAAATCTAAAATGATTGAAGTTCTTAAAGCACTAGGGGCATAAAATGGCTGATAAATTCTATAAAGAAACAAAAGCGCACGAAAAACGTGAAGAACAACAACAGATTACATTGCGTAATACTGTTTATAACTTAAAAAAAGAACTTAAAAAGCATGAAAGTGAGCCTATGAACAAGGCTCACCCAGCTAAAAAATAACTATTTAATTCTTGCTACCTTGGCCCGGCGCAATACTTGTTCGTATTGTTCCTTGGCCCGGTCATCTAATTTACGCATGGGCAGATTTTGCCAATAAGCCCATTTATCTTTGTATTCTTGTTGTTCTGAAGGTGGTACCCAGCCGGCTAAACGCCATCTAATAATTATATCGGTGCCGCTGGTAGTCCAAATATGTTCGTTCATTTTTTCCCCTAGTATCTATGTTTAGGCATACAAGTTACTTCTACCGGAATGTCAGCGGTAAAACCGTTGATTTGGCGTTTAGTAGTAATTACATGGGCACGTAGGCCAGCACCTTCACATTCAGTAACCCCATTAATAACTTCATTCCTGGTTAATGCGGCTACTTGTTTATCCAATACTAACTGTTGGGAAGGGGCTTGGCTATACACGGTGCCGGAAGTGCTACTACAACCCGTTAAAAACAACAATGCCAGGACAAATCCAACAAACATGGCACCAATTAATACGTCACTAGCTATTTTTTTGTATTTACGAATACGGGCACGTTTAGCTTCTTCTATAAGAAATTTGTTATAGGCTTCATGATCGCCCCAGCCCTTATCAACCATGCGTTGTAGTTTTTCTTGCTTGGCCTGGTAAGCCCAATAGGCTTCTGCTTGTTGTTCTTCACGATTCATATTAATTCCTTTATTTATCACCGCAACATTGCGGTATTTGTTAATTTACTAAAGTTTTCTTTAGTTGTAAAGCGCAATTGTGCAACTAAACAACGTTAGGCGTGAATTTGGCAAACTGATACTAATTGGGTGGAAACTGGAAAAAACCCCAAATTGTTGCATCCTTCAACGTCCAGTTAACCGCCCATAATTTATCTACAAATAGTTACCCATTGGCAACCACCGCCGCCGCAGACATACTGTTGCCAGCAATTAGCTTGTTGAGCAATTACGATACCTACTACAAAAAATGCCGCAAATCCTGCAAGTGCTTTTTTCATGATTATTCCTTTATTTGTGATTGTTTTTTAACTGCCAAAATTCCAACAACTTAGTAAACATAAGCCAGTAACGATCTAGGTCATCCGGTTCATGTTCCACTACTTTTACCCCAGTAAACTGGGTAACGCCGTTGACCATTTTGTAGCCAACAAACACATTAGCGCAACGGGCTTTAGGCATATTAAAACCCTGGCGGTAGGCCGCTAATTGCATACCGTGTTCCGGCCAAATATCGGCCTTGGAAATATCTTCCGTTTCTTTAGTCTTAATGTCAATTGCAACACCATCAAAATCATGCCTAGATTTAGCTATTAAATCGGCCTTACCGCCGTATCCAAGCTTATGGGCAAAGGATAGTTCCGGCAACAGTAAAAGCGGCCCAAAATGCGCTTTAATGGCTTCTTCAATTGGCCGGCACATTGGCATAGCTTCCGGTATCAACGCACCTTCAAAAAACGCCTGGATTGTTGCGTGGATAGCGGTACCGCGGTCAGCGGCAATGCGGCCAGTCGCTTTTGAATCTTGCATTACACGGGATAGCCAATCTGATTCCGGTTCGTCCGGTTTCCTGGGCAGGGTTAAAGCGGCTAAAAGGACGTTTTGTTGTTTCCATGTATCAAGGCCTGGACGTGCCGCAACCGCAATGATTCCTGAAACGCTAGGGCAAAGGTCAAGTGATCTTGCATCCCGTAACGTTGCTGGCCGTTGTTGGCCGTTTTTGCCGATAACTGTATATGCTGGGTTTCCTTCACGATCATACCAATGCCCACTTTCCGATTGACGTTCTTTAATTATCATTGTTTTGGTTTTCTTCCACGTTTTGGTGCTTCAACAAAATCTACTTGGACTGGCGTAATTACAACAACCTTGTTTTCATATTCACCGCACCAATCATGATGGCTTTTGTTTGCGGTTTGCGGAAAACGTTTACATACACCGTATGTGTCATTGGTTTGACCGGCATACCATTTACAGTCAATGCATTTCATTTATTCACCTAATGTTTGTAGGATTAATTTTCTATCTTTTGGGTCCTTAACCAAGCAAGCCGCTTCAGTAACTAAAGCCCTGGTGAACTTGGATAAAGCTTCATAGCTGAAACCAATGATTTCAGTTTCTTCATCATGCCCAATATCTTGATGTGTTTTCAAGGTGTAGTGATCACAAACAATAAACTTAACCATTGGTTTCATAGTGCCCCCTAGAAAGGAATATCGTCATCAATCAATTCTGACGGTGCAGAAGTGACTGCTGGCGCATTAGGTTCAAACGTGTTGCGGTATTCGGCAGACTTCTTGATAACGCCTTGCATACCTTCTGAAAGCTTGTTGAACTTATCTTGATCAAACGGATCAAGGGTAAAAATCATTAGTTCGTTAACGCCTTTAGGTTCGCCAAGCTTTTTCAATGCGGCCGGCACCTGGCTAATGTTGGCAATGTTTGCGTATTCTTTTCCATCGTATGTGGAATGAGTAACGTTGACCATGCAACACTTACCCAGCAAGACTTCTAGGTTAAAGCCGTCCAGTTCTTCCTGGGTAAAAGCTTTACCGCGCCAGGCTTCTAAATCCTTACGTAACGTGGCCTTTTCGTCCAGGGATAACGTATAGCGTTTAGATACAATTAGCGGTTTACCTTCTGCGGTTTGCAAGGCATTGCCATCGTTATCTTCACCATGTAATTCAAACATCGCAATGATTTTGCGTTGCATTTTGCGTTTACCCATCCATTCGGTAGTTTGCGTACCGATGTCAATGATGCGGTAAAGACGGGCCACAAAGCTACCAGCCGGTGGCAATTTAAAATCAGACGTAGAGTTGCTACTTTGTTTTGCAATAATCATTTTATTTTCCATTTCCAAAAATATTTCCAAAATCATTGATCACGTCACGTAACAATGGGTTAACGTGACTATTTCGTGGTTTGCCACAAGCTTGACGTATGCAGTCAACTTGTTCCTGGCTCAAAAACTCATTACTAAATTCCATGTCATCTAAAGCTTTTTCCAGGAATTCTTCATGTTCTAACATCAACTGGTTTAATTCTGCACTCATGTTTATTTCCTTATTTATCACGGCAACATTGCCGTACTTACAAATGTAAAGTAAAATTTAGTTGTTGTAAAGAAATATTTAGCAAAAAAGGAAAATAAATGACAGATGCACAACTAATCGACCTACTGGGCCGGCCAGCAAAGGTGGCAAAGCTATGTGGCGTAACGGTCCAGGCGGTGTGTCAATGGCGCAACAACAATGCAATTCCAGCCGCACCGTTGATGCTTATCGCGGCAACAATAGAAAAAGAATCAGCCGGCCTTGTTACCAGGAAAGACCTTTTTCCACAGACTTGGCAATTAATTTGGCCGGAGTTAAGCACGGTTTAGTTTTATGATATAGTTACCGTATTGAGGAATTGAACACTCGATACCGTAGGGCTTTAGAGGTAGTTTTGTGGGTTTAGGAAATAAGATAAGAGGTATTTTCTAAGCCGTTCAATCACAGAATTACCCCTAAAGCCCTTTTTCTTTTTGCACCGTTCAATCGGACTTCCCCCGATAGCAATGCGGTTAGATCGCCGGCTGGAAAGAATAGATTGGCCTACCAGCACCCGGTATGCGCCACGTAGGCTTAAATGGGCACTACACAAGTTTTAAGGGCCAACGGTGATAGACAACCCTTTAAACGATTGAACATTAACTTAGGTAGCATTAGTTCAAGTAAAGCAATACCTTCTTGAATGGATGTGGGCTTATCACCCTTGGGGAACCTATGACTAAAAAACAACACTAGGGAAAGTACCTATAAAAATATATTTGACAACTAAAGAAAACTTTAGTAAGATATATATACGGTCAAGTGATCGTGATTAGAAAAGGAAAACAAAATGTACGAAAAAGCCCTAAAAGAATTTGCCAAACTATCTACCGTTAACCGGGATGATCTTGACGGCACCATTGCCCACCTAGTGTTCCGTGCCCAGCACGAACTGGACCTAGAAGATGAAGGCGAAAACGAATACATAGAATTTGAATTGCCTAAAGGCGAATACGCCAGGCTTACCAAATTTGTAGCTAAATGGACGGGTAAATAATCATGGCATATATGAGCAAAGAAAACGCCGCATTGATCCGCAACGCCCTTAAAACGGCGTTTCCAAACATCAAGTTTGCGGTACGTAAAGACACCCATTCAATCTATGTAACCATTGTTTCTAGCGACATTGATTTCAGTATGCTTGACACCTTGGCAACCTGGAACCATAAGGGCTACGCCCAAATTAATGAATATCACCTTGAATTTTATGGCCAGCACCAAGAATTGTTTGCCAAGATTATTGGCATTATTAAAACTGCCCCGGCCGACAAATGGTATGACCGTTCCGATTCAATGACGGATTATTTTGATACTGCTTTTTACATTCATTTAAACGTGGGCGCATGGGACAAACCATACGTTTACATTGAAAACAAACAGGCCGCATGATGTTTGAAATCTTTTGGAAACATTACCCTAGGAAGGTAGCTAAACGTGCCGCCCTGGGGGCGTTTAACCGGCTTACAAAGGACGAACAGGCCCAGGCCGTAGAAGCCATTGAAGATCACGTGGCGTACTGGAAACTAAAGGGTACCGAAATGGATTACATACCCCATGCCAGCACGTGGATCAACCAAGGCCGGTTTGAAGATGAATTGGATATGACCCCAAAAGAAGTAAAGCGGCCTTCATTACCTTGGTATAGTAATGATGAATTAACTTTGGCCAAGGGCCGGGAACTAGGGTTAAACGCATATGCCGGGGAATCAATGGGGCAGTACCGACAACGAATCAGCCAAGCAATTGGAAAGGCATCGGTATGAATGTGAAATCAGACAGTTGCTTATTTACCGTGCCAAGCTTGGGCTTGCCGGTTTTAGGCGTTTTTTTGCTAATCCTAGTTTTGATAAACGCCGCCAGCAAATTTCATGGGATTTTTACGATCAATGGAAAAAAGGCAATCGTGGCGAACCAGGGGATTGGCGATGACTGAACTAATTTTTATATTTTTCTTTTTTAGTGGCGTAATTGTTTGGGGTTTTGTTCTTTTTGTAATCTTAAAAATCATGATGGAAAAATAATGTCACCGTTTTTAATAGCAACAGTTGGTGTAATTTATTTTTGTATTTCAATTAATTCTTTTATCAACGGTCAAATGGGCTTGGGTATATCGTTTTTAGGTTATGCCATCGGTTCAATTGGCCTTTACTTCCAGGCTATATGAAAGCAGACACTAGAGTAGTTGATCCCAATGATTGTGTAGATTATCTATACGAATTTGCCCCGGAATATGCCAAGGCCAAGGGCGAACTGGCAGAGTTGGAAGCTTACCGTCATTCATTGCGTTCTATCAAAATGAAGCAGTCATCCGAACAAAGCTTGGGTGCCCAGGAACGTGAAGCTTACGCCAGCCAGGAATACCAGGACCTATGCAAAGCAATTGGTGCGGCCACGTACAAAACTGAAATGTGGAAGTACCGGCTGGAAGCGGCAAAGCTTAGATTTGAAGCGTGGCGCACCCAGGAAGCCAGCAACCGCAACTTGGAAAGGCTCACAAAATGAGCCAGTTAGATGAAGATTTTGAAGAATGGGCACCGTTTCTTTTGCATTTAGTTGAAGTTAACAGGCTAAAAGAAGAAAACAAACAATTACGTGAACAAATTAAACACCTGGAAAGCCAGGTTTACGGGGGAACTACTAAATGATTGACTATTCAACACCTTATCTTGCATTGCACAAATTAATGAAAGATTTTCATAACGCCACAATTCAAGGTGAGTATAAAAAAGCATACGAAATAGCAATAGACATTACCGATTTATCCCAGCAATTGGAAGATATTGCTAAAGGAATGGCTAGTGCCTATTCTGATTGAGTTAACCCCGGCCGAAATACAAATGGCCGCCCTGGTAGGCACCCAGCGGACCGTGCAATGTATTCAAAACGGATCAAAGCATAGGTACGGGGCTAAAGACACCAACGCCTGGCAAATGAGCATAGAAGGGGCTATGGGCGAATGTGCCCTGGCAAAGCACCTTGGCATATTTTGGTCAAAAGGAACCCCTGGCGCAACTGACGTAGGCCCCCATGACGTAAGGCAAACCCATCATGTCAATGGGCAACTTATCGTTCATCCTACTGACGATAATAACCGCCGCTTTTACTTGGTGACGGGTTTATTGGGCAAATATGCAATTCATGGGTATATGCACGGCAAAGATGCCAAACAACAAAAATATTGGGCCGATCCCCAAAACACAGGCAGATGGGCTTATTTTGTTCCACAATCAGATTTAATATGGAACGATAATGAACGCATTAAAAATGATCAAAATTGGTTAGATGACTAAACAGGACAAATTACATTATGCGAAGCTGGCAAGATTGGGGTGCATATTGTGCCAACAAAACGGAATCCTTGATACCGATACACCCGTGGAAATCCATCATATTCGCAGACATGGCCAACCACGAAAAACTGCTAAAACTATACCCTTGTGTATGTGGCACCATCGCCTTGGAAATACCAGCGTTCATTCCCTTGGCCACCGGGGCTTTCAAAAATACTGGGGCTGGAGTGAAGAAGATTTACTCGAAAAAACAGAAGAAATGCTAAATGACAATAATTAAATTGCCATACCCACCTAGCATGAATACCTATTGGCGGCA